TTACGTCACCGGGCTGGCCAACAGCGCCAGCGATCTGCTCAATGCCGTGGTCACTGCCGGAACCGACAACGGCTGGACCTGGGACGCCAGCAACAGCATGCTCTACAAGGGCGACATCTACGGTCGCCTGACGGTCAGCGGCTTGAACCTTCTGGTGCAGACCGCCCTTGGCTACTCCGGTGCCACGCTGAACACGCCAGCCGCCAAACTGGTCGGCATCACCAACCGGCTGGGGCAAGCGGGCAACACGCTGCTGAGCTACCCCGTGACCTACCACATCTTCATGCACACGGCCCCGGACGACATCATTGTGGCCGTCAACTACCAGGTGATGTGGTGGCAATGGCTGGCGATCGGCCAGGCACGCAGCTTTGGCGTGCTCGGCAATGCCATCTGGCATTGGGGCACCGCGACCTCCGACATCAGCACCAGCGCTGGCGTGGCGATCGACTCGAATGGCAGCACCGGCAGCGGTGGCGGCAACACCTCGGGCGCACCGTTCTGGCAATCCAACGACACCACTGGTGTCCAGAACAGCTCGATCTACCTGAACTTCAACGGTCACGGCTGGTGGAACAACCCCGTGGGCGTCTCCACGGCGAATCCGAATAATGCCCGCGCCACCATCGCGGTTCCCACGCTGCTGCTGACCCAGCCGAACAACTGGAACGGAGAGGCCGTGCTGACGCGCATCCACATCATGGCGGCGCAGCCCTCCAGCTTCTGGTCGCATGTCGCGGAGCTTCCGCACTTGCGGATGACGCGCAACGACAACATCGACGACGGCCAGATCCTGACGCTCGGCTCGGAGCGCTGGTTCATCGCACCGGTGTATCGAAAAAACACCGCGAGCCGAGCCGCGTCGCCTTACAACGGCGCTACCCACTCGGGAACGATCGCGATGGCCGTTCGCTACGACGGTCCCTGATCCTCCACTTTTACTTCAATCGAGAGCTTTGACATGCCCGTCCTGACAGGCATGGTGCTCGATCGCGCCCAGGCCGGCTCATTGAACCCACTCCTGAGCGCCGACGGGTATCAGGTTGCCGCCATCTATCCGTACACCGCCAGCGATACGCCCCGTGCAGAGAATGGTGCGCGTACCTACGCCACCGACATCTCGGTCCCTGCGCAGCGGGTTCTCACCGGCATGCAGGTGCCGAGCTACTTCGAGGACTATTACTTTCGTGTTCATCTTCTGCCCGGGCGCATCAATCTCGGCAGCCTGGCCTCGGAGCAGAGCCGCACGATCGAGGTCTGGAATGCGAGACTGACACCGAACAACCTGGCCTCGATCACCGCCACCGGTGCGGAAGGCATGACGCTGACCGGTCCAGCGCCGGCGCCGACCGTGTTTGCCGCCAATGAATCGCGGCTCTACACACTCGCGGTCACGCCAAATGGGCCGCCTACCGTGAACGCGACGTTCGTTTTCGCGTTTGCCCTCGACAGCTCCACCTTGCTGGCGACCGGACGTCGCATCGTCGGTTGGATCTTTGCGCCGAACTGGGTACAGCCGGTTGTCGAGCGGTTGGAGTGGCTCACCGATGTGATGGAGTCTCATGCTGAGTTTGAGCAGCGCGTGCGTTTGCGCGCTGGGGCCAGGCGCAGCTTCGAGTACAGCGCCCTCGTTGGCTCGGACACCGAGCGCGTGAAGATGGAGAACCTGTTGCTGTCCTGGCAGGCACGGGTGTTCGGCTTGCCGCTTTGGACCGATGTCGCGCTTGCAGCAAACCCCGTTCCTGCCGGCGCGACGTCCATTTCCGTGACGACTGCGAATCGAGACTTTGCCGTCGGCGGCTTGGTGGGACTGGTTCTGGGAACGGAATCCGAGTTCGCCGAGATCACGGCGGTCCTGCCCACGTCGCTGACCATCAAGAGCCCGCTGGATTCGACCTGGCCGGTTGGCACCAAGATCCTGCCTGTCCAGCCTGCACGGGTGCAGAACGAACTCGGCCTGACCTACTTGAGCGATGCCATCGGCCGGGCCACGGTCCGCTTCCAACTCGAGGACGAGTGGTTGCTGCCCGCTGCCACCGAGACGTTGGATTACCGTGGCTACCCCGTCCTGCTCACCGCGACCAACTGGACCGAGGACGTCGATACCGACTACGCACGCAAACTCAACGAACTGGACTTCCTGACAGGCCGGCGTGCAACCGATGACCTGTCCGGCATTGGCACCGTGCGCCGGACGCATCGTTGGCTGATCAGCGGCCGCGCCGCGATCGCGGCTTTCCGGTCATGGTTGGCCGCTCGCGCCGGCAGACTGACGGCGTTCTGGATGCCCAGCTTCCAGTCCGACCTGAAGGTAGTAAGCCCCATAGGCGCTTTTGACTCGGCTATCACGGTGGAGAACCGTGCCTACGCCGCCAATGTGCCAGCCGCCGTTGGGCGGCGCGACATCATGATTGCCACCACGTCCGGCAGCCGCTACTACCGGCGAATCACGGGTGCCACCGCGTTGTCGCCCAGCACTGAAAGCATCGCCATCGACAGCGTGGTGGGCGCGGCACTGCTGCCCGAGCAGATCCGCCATGTGTCGTTCATGAAGCTGGTGCGACTGGACAGCGATGCCATCGAACTCGCTCACCACACTGACGACATGGCGGAGGTGTCCATCTCCATCAAGAGCGTTCGGGATGACACATGACCTACGCTAGCCGAGAAGCATCCACAGATGCCAGCAGCCCTGTCGAGTTGTACGAGTTTCGCCGAGGCGGCGAAACCTGGCGTTACACCAGCGCCGCGCAGGATGCGACGTATGCGACCTACACCTACAGCGCTGTGCCAATCAGTCGCGGCAGCATCGAACAGACCACGGAGATCGGTAAAGCGGGGCTGCGCATCACCTTTGCGCGTGATGTCGAGGTTGCCCAGGGCTTCATTTCGACACCACCGTCCGAAGTCACCTTGCTCACGCTGTACCGGCAACATCGCGGTGACGGCGAGACGGTCGCGGTATGGATGGGGCGTGTGCTCAACGCGGAATGGCGCGAGTCGGTCGTCGAGCTCAACTGCGAACCGGTCTACACCAGCCTGCAGCGCATCGGCCTGCGGCGACTGTATCAACGCAACTGCCCGCATGTGCTCTACGGAACGGCGTGCGGCGCAAGCGCGGTCGTGTTTCGGGCCGCAGGAACGGTCACGTCGATCGCGGGCACCTTGCTGAGCGTTCCGGCCGCTGCCGGGTTTGCGGTCGGACATTTTGCTGGCGGTTATGCGACTTGGGCGGCCAACGGCATCACCGAGAAACGCATGATCGTCGGCCACAACGCCGATGCCATCACCTTGTCGGCCGTGCCGCCGGGGCTCGCCATCGGCGATTCCATTTATCTGTACCCCGGTTGCGATCGCACCCTCGGCACCTGCCAGGCGAAGTTCGGCAACAGCGCCAACTTCGGCGGATTTCCGTTCATTCCGACCAAGAACCCCTTTGGGGGCAGCCCAATTTACTGAAACCACTTCGCCGAGGGACTCCCATGTGGGCAGCGATTGCCGTTCTGATCGTGAGCGTGCTGATTCAGTACGCGCTGCAACCCAAGACACCCCAGCCACAAGCGGCTGAACTCAAGGACTTCGATGCGCCGACCGCCGATGAAGGCCGCCCTGTGCCGGTCGTGTTCGGCAGCGTGCTGGTGAAGAGCGCCAACGTGGTGTGGTACGGCGATCTGCGCACCACACCGATCAGATCCAAAGGTGGAAAGAAATGACAAATCGACAGGACTGGCGTTTTGCACGCCCGCAAGGCGCCCGCCAGGGTGCCGCACAGGGATGTGCGGCATGAACGACATCCTGGTTACCCATGGCGATATGCGGAGCCTGGGCTATTGCAATCGTGGCGCGCGGGAGTGGTTTGCGCGCCACCAGCTCGACTGGAGCCAATTCATCGACCAGGGGCTGCCCGCGCCCGTGCTGCTGGCAACCGGGGACAGCATGGCCGAAGACGTAGTCGCCGCCGCCCGAGAACGCGTCGCAGCCGAGGTGAACGATGGGCGGTAGCAGCAAATCGCAGACGGTCGGCTACCGCTACTACCTGGGGATGCACCTCGCCATCTGCCACGGACCGGTCGATGCCATCACGGAGATCCAGGTCGGCGAGCGCCAGGCCTGGAGTGGCAATCTCACCGCCAGCGGTCGGATCACGGTCAACATGCCCGAGTTGTTCGGCGGCGAGAAGCGCGAAGGCGGTGTCTCCGGTGCCATCGATGCCGCCTTTGGTCAGGTAGCACAGACACCGAACGATTACCTCGTCTCAAAGATCGGTTCACCGCAGCCAGCCTATCGCGGGATTCTGAGTTTGATTCTGCGGCAGGTGTACATCGCAGCTAACAACCCCTACATGAAACCCTGGGCGGTGCGCGTGAAGCGCTGCTTCCGCGACTGGTACTCCGCAAAGTCGGAGATTAGCGGAGCCGCCAACCCGGCGCACATTGTCTACGAGTGTCTGACGAATGCTGCCTGGGGAATGGGCTATCCAACAGCCAGCATCGACGACGCCTCGTTTCGCGCGGCGGCTGATGTGCTCTACACCGAAGGGTTCGGCCTGAACATGATCTGGCTGCAGCAGAGC